AAACTAGTTTGGCTACGTTTACAACTAACGATATTATTGGAATAGCCTTAAATATGGATACAACATCAGGTAATGTAGCATTTACAAAGAATGGTGTTGCTGTAGGATCTGCTCAAGATTTTACAAGCAAACCAAATTTTGCAGGTTTCTATATACAGACCCATACAAGTGGTGGTAGTCAAAAGGGTGAGTTTAATTTTGGTCAGCCAGTGTTTACCATCGCTTCGGGTAACGCAGATGCAAACGGCTACGGTAATTTCGAATACGCTGTACCTTCAGGGTATTATGCATTATGTACAAAGAACTTAGGACAATACGGAGGGTAACATGGCAGTATACACATCAATAAACGATCCTTCGGCATTTTTTCAAGTAGCTTTATGGACTGGTAATAGTAGTTCAACACAAGCAATTACAAATGATGGTACTTCTAATTTACAGCCAGATTTTGTTTGGTTAAAAAGAAGAAGCGATGCTGAAAATCATACTTTAGCTGATACATCCAGAGGAATTACTAAAAGAATGGTTTCTAACAGTGATGCAGCAGAAAATACTGCAGATGGCGTAGTTAGTGTTCAAAGTGATGGATTTACAGTTGGTGGTGGTTACAATGGAAATACAAACGGTGCAACTTATGTAGGGTGGCAATGGAAAGCTAATGGTGGAACCACTGCTTCAAACACAACTGGAAGCACTAATGTAACCACACAAGTTAATTCTACCGCTGGATTTTCTATAATTACAGGAAATGGTTCAAGCTCAGCTGGTCAAACTTTTGGTCACGGATTAAGTCAAGCACCAGAATTTTTTACGTTTAGAATGAAAGATGAAACAGCACATTGGATTTGTTATCATAAAGATATGGGTCCAGGTCATTATTTAAGATTAGATCAAAACGTTACAAAAGTAAGTAATACTAATATTTTTTCTAACACCGATCCATCATCAACTTTAATTTATTATGGTGGCAACTCAATGTTTACTAGTAACGCTCCTTTTATTTGTTATGCTTTTCATTCTGTTCAAGGATACAGTAAATTTGGTACTTATACAGGTAATGGTAGTTCGGACGGGCCGTTTATCTACACAGGATTTAAACCTGCCTATGTAGTAACCAAAACTATTGATACCACAGCTAATCAGTGGGCTATAAAAGATCACAGAAGAAATCCTCATAATGAAAGAACTCTATCTTTGTATGCAAATTTAAATAATGCTGATGATACAGGCGGTGGTAATATTGCTTTAGATTTTCTTTCAAATGGATTTAAATGTAGAAAAACAGATAGTCAAATAAATGAAAATGGCACTGCATATATTTATTTAGCATTTGCAGAATCACCTTTTGTTTCGTCAACAGGCGTACCAACAGTAGCGGAATAAATGAAGATTTCAGAAAACACTGCAATATCAATGCCTATGCGAAACTTGCTTTCAATATTAGGAGCAACTGCTGTTGGAGTGTGGGCGTATTTTGGAGTTATAGAAAGATTAAATAACATAGAAACTAGAGCAACTTTATTTGAAGCTGACTTATTAAAAGCTGCAGATCAAAAACCTATTGATCAGGAACAATATATGTTGTTAGAATTTACAGCTTCTCAATTAGAGAAAGTAACAACTGAAATGGAATCTATGATGAATAATCGTGTAAATATAGATTTTCTTAGAAAACAAGTAGATAAGTTACAAAAAGATGTAGAGCAACTAAAAGATAAGGTAAGACAGAATGGTGGTTGAAACAGTATTCGCTATGATGATGATAGTAAATGGATCAATGGATGGATTCATGAAAACAGAGGGTTTATCTCACTGTCTTAAAGTTAAGAGAGAAAGTGAACGCAATTTAGCAGATAATAGAACGAATGTTATTCGTTATGAGTGTGGTTTAGTTAAAGCAGAACTAGAGCCAGATTCAGAAGGCGTTCTTAAAATAAAAAAGATACTTGAGAAAAAATAATGCTGTTCGGCTCTACAGCATTTGCAGAAGCTCCGTTTTCATCAACATCTTCGACTAATGTAACCTTGGCAGTATCAGGGCAAGAAATGTCCATGTTTACTCCAGGAACAGTAATTCCTAAAGGCTCTATGGTTTTAACTGCTGGAGGGCAGGAAATGTCTATGTTTACTCCAGGCACAGTAATCCCTAAAGGAGCGTCTATTTTAACCGCTGGAGGGCAAGAATTAACGCCAACGCCTGGTAATATCAGCGCAAATACCGAACAAAAAATAGTGGCGTCTGGACAAGAAATGTCTATGTTTAGTCCAGGGACAGTCGTTCTTAAAACTGGAGTAGGCGTTTCTGTAAGTGGAGAACAATTAACAGTTACTGAGGGAGACGTTGGTTTTGGATTAGGTGTTTTAGTTAATGCTACAGGTCAACAACTACAAGCGGTAGTAGATGACGTAATAAATAAAACTGGAGTTAAAGTAATTCCAACAGGAATACCTGCTTCAATCGTTGTAAATGACGTAACTTTAAAAACTAGCATTATTACAGTGGCTTCTGGAATAGATTTAAATGTTCTTGGCGGCTCAATTAGTTCAGTAAATACTGATCAAATACTGTCAATTTCTGGAAATTCTGTTAATATAAGAGGAGGTTCAGTTATTTTTTGGGATCCAGTAATTCCTGGTGCAACAAATAGCTGGAGCAACGTAAACGCTGCAACAGGCAGAACATGGACTAATGTAAATGCAACAACAAATACAACATGGACTAAACAAAACTAAGGAGGTATAATGGCGTCAACATATTCATCAAGACTAAAGTTAGAACTCATGGAAGCTGGTGCTAATACAGGTACATGGGGTAATAACACAAACGAAAACTTACAAGTAATCGATGCGAGTATCGGTGGCTATTTAAGTAAATCAGTAGCAGGAAGTGCTAACGTTACTTTAACAACTGCTAATAGAGATGCTGATGTAGAAACTACTAATGAAGCTGGAAATAAAGTAATAGATTTAAATGGAACTTTATCTGGTAATATTTATGTATTTCTACCAGCAGTAGAAAAAGAATATACTTTATTTAATAATACAGCAGGCAATCATACATTACAAGTAGCACCAACAGGACACGCTGCTAATAATGTTACTTTAACTAAAGGAGCGCATACAACAGTTTATGTGCAAAATGGTAATAAAGTTATAGATGAGTTTGCTGCAAATGTAGGAACAACCACTACAACTTACATAGGAAATGGCGCTAACTTAACAGGAATACAACCTTTTGCACAAGGCACGAGAATGTTATTTCAACAAACAGCTGCGCCAACGGGATGGACGAAAGATACTTCGCACAATAATAAAGCACTTCGTATTACTTCTGGCTCTGTAACTACTGGAGGAAGTGTCGCTTTTACTGACGCTTTTAAAAGTCAAACTGTAAGCATATCAGGAACAACTGGAGGTAGTACAGTTAGTATAACAGGTAGTGTTGCTTCTCATACTTTGACTGTAGACGAAATACCAGCTCACAATCACTTAGAAGGTGGACACGTTGAGTTTGGTACAGGAAGTAGTCAATCAGCAGGAACTAGAAATACTGGTAACTCTGGTGGTGCAAAAAGATTTTTTACAGCAGATACTGGTGGAGGTCAAGGTCATACACATGCTGCTGGCACATTAGCTGGTGCTTCTCATACACATTCTTTTTCTGATACTGATGCAGTCGATTTAGAAGTTCAGTATGTAGACGTAATCATTTGCGCTAAGGATTAATGTGAAGTTAGAGGTAAAAGACAATTGTCCTTTAAATAACTTTGAGCCTTGCAAAAAATTTGATTGCGCTTGGTTTATACAAGTAAAAGGAACACATCCTCAAACCGGTCAAGACATAGATGAGTACGGCTGTTCTATGGCTATGCTTCCAATGTTAATGATAGAAAATTCTAGACAGACTAATCAAGCTGGTGCTGCTATTGAAAGTTTTAGAAATGAAATGGTAAAAACTAATAAAGAATTAAACATACAAATTATAGAAGCTAACAATAGGAAAAAATTAAAGTAATGGCATATACAAGCATACAATTTGTACCAGGAATAAATAAAGAAACTACAGAGTATGGTGCTGAAGGTCAATGGGTAGATTGCGATAAAGTTCGTTTTAGATATGGTTTACCACAAAAAATAGGTGGTTGGGAAAAAGCTTCTCCTCATGCTCTCATAGGAGTTTGTCGTGGATTATTTTCTTGGTTTGATTTAAATGGAATACGATACGCTGCAATAGGAACTAATAAAAAAGTTTACTTATTTAGTGGAGGTAACTATTACGATATTACCCCTATAAGAACTACTAAATCATCTCAAACTAATTGTTTTACTTCTTCTAATGGTCAAGCTTTAATTACATGTACTGTTGTTAATCACGGTGCAGTAGCAGGAGAATTTGTTACAATAAGCGGTACTTCAAGTTTATCGAATACTAATTTTACTGCTTCTGATTTTAACCAAGAATTTGAAATAACTAGTGTAGTTGATAACGACAACTTTAAAATTACAATGCCTAGTAACGAAACAGGAACTGGAATGTCTACAGTAGGAACTGCTACATTTGCATTTCAATTAGAAAATGAACCAGATAGTCAAACTTTTGGTTTTGGTTGGGGAACAAATACTTGGAATACCGCAGCATGGGGTACAGCTCGTTCTACATCTAACGTTACTCTTGACGCTGGTATATGGAGTTTTGATAACGCAGGTGAAGATTTATTTGCATGGTTAAAAAACGGAGGATTATATAAATGGGATGTTACTTCTGGGTTTGGCTCTCCACTAGCTGCAGTAAGTGGTGCTCCTACTTCTTCAGTTACAGGTTTAATTTCTACTCCAGATAGACATGCTATATGTTTTGGAACAGAAATAACAATAGGAAATGCTTCAACACAAGATAAAATGTTTATTCGTTGGTCAGATCAAGAAAACTTTACAAGTTGGAATCCAACTACAACTAACACTGCTGGATCACAACGATTAGGAGAAGGTAGTAGAATAATATCAGCGTCATCAACTAGAGGTGAAATATTAGTATGGACAGATACAGCACTACATTCAATGCAATTTATTGGTCCACCGTTTACTTTTGGTTTTAAATTACTCGGTACAGACTGCGGATTAGTTGCACTTAATGCAGCGGTCGTAGTAAACGATAAAGCGTACTGGATGACTGACGGTCGATTTATGACTTACGCAGGTGCTATTTCAGAAATACCTTGTAGTGTAAAACAATATGTATTTGACGATATAAACAGAACACAATATTCACAAGTTTATGCAGGAGAGAATAATCAATTTAACGAAGTCATATGGTATTACTGTTCTCAAAGTTCTGGATTTATAGATAGATATGTTATTTACAATTACATAGAAAATGTTTGGTCTATTGGTAATTTAAATAGAACAGCATGGGTAGATAACGCAGTATTTCAAAACCCTATGGCTTTAGAATATTTACCAAATTCTACTGCAGCTACTCAAACTACAGTTAATGGTGCTACTGCTGGTCGTTCTTTTTTATATGATCATGAAAAAGGTTCGTCAGATGATGGTGCTATTTTAGAATCTACATTAACTAGTGGAGATGCTGACGTAGGCGATGGAGACGTGTTTACTTTTATACGAGGCGTAATACCTGATTTTAAAAATTTAGCAGGAACAGTAAAATTAAATATACAATCTAGAGATTTTCCAGCAGATTCACAACGTACAACAGGAGATTTATCTGTAACTACTTCTACTCGATTTGTAAATACACGAGCTAGAGGTAGACAAGTATCATTGAAAATAACTAATGATAGTTCAACTTCTGATAATTGGAGATTTGGAACTTTACGATTAGATACAAAAGCGGACGGTAGAAGATGACATTTAAACCACCACCAAGTTTACCAATAGCAACGAAAGAAATTGATGTAAAAGAAACTCTTAACGTTACAACTAAAACGATAGAACAATATTTGACTGAAGTAAATCAGCCAGCAGCGAATGGTTATTCTACATCTAATATCGTAGATACTCGCACTTTAAATGGCTCTACAGCCAGTTTAGCTGACGTAACTAACGTATTAGGCACGTTAATAGAAAGACTTAAAGGAAAGGGATTATTAAGTGATTAAGCTAAGAAAAGCAATAGAAACTGATGTTATTCAGATACGAGAGCTTTTAAAGAAATGGTTAATTGAAACAAAATTAAACTTTGGTGTAACAAACAATAGCAAAGCAAGGGAAAATATATTAGAATACATACGTCAAAACTTTGTCGTAGTGGCAGTTAAGGACGGTAAAATTATTGGAAGTATAGCAATGGCGCATTGTGATACTTGGTATACCGATAAAGCTTTTTATCGAACACTATGGTTTTTTGTCGATGAAAACGAGAGAAACCCTAGTATTGCAAAATCTTTATTAGACTTTGCGAGAGAATATGCTAAAGTACAAAATATTCCAATGATTTTAGAAATTATGCAAGGAAAAGATATGGATAGAAAACATCAATGGATTACTCGACAAAACCTTGACTATCTTGGTGGAACTTATGCAGAGGGATTATAATGGGAAGTATCTTCAAACCTAAAACTACTACTGTACCAGCTTCTTCATCAGGAACAGTTACATACGAAATACCAGAATATTTTAAGAAAGCTCAAGAAGAATTATTTCAACGAGCTACAGCTGAATCTAAAAGACCTTATGAATCTTTTCAAGGGCAACGAATAGCTGATTTTACACAAGCACAGCGTGATGCAATATCTGCAGCAGGCGGACAAATAGGTGCTTTTGAAAGATCAGGTGCTACTACAGAAGCAAGGGGCATGTTAGATGAAATGAGAAATGTAGGTGAAAGAAGATTTACAGGCTCTACTGTAGATGAATACATGAATCCTTACATAGAAAATGTTGTTAACAGATCAGTATCAAGAATAGCTGATATGGAAGGTCAAAGAAGAAATGCAGCTAGTGCAAATCAAATAAGTGCAGGTGCATACGGCGGTAGTCGTGGTGCAATAGAACAAGCTGTTGGTGCTGCAGAGAGTGGAAGAGCAGCAGGTGATTTAGCTGCGGGATTATACGCTCAAGGATTTAACACAGCACGAGGTGCATTTGATCAAGATAGAAATATTGAAATGGCAAATTTAGGTGCACTAGCGCAAGCAATACCTGCGCTTCAATTACAAAAACAAGGCGCTGCTATGCAAGAAGCAGAGGGTGCGATGAAGTTTGGAGCAGCAGAACAAGGATTAGAACAAGCTAGATTAAATGAAGCTTACAAAGATTTTATAGAACAGCAAGGTTTTGGAAGAGGGCAACTTGCTTTTTTAACTTCTATCTTATCTGGAGCACCTATAAGAAGTTATGGTCAATCTTCTACAGGCACTCAAGATCAAGTTATAGGAGGTACTTCACCTTTTGCACAAATAGCAGGAACAGCAATGGCGTTTGCAAGACCGCCTTCTGATGTAAGACTTAAGAGAGATATCGAGCTAGTTGGTAAATCACCTAGTGGAATAAATGTTTATAACTTTAAATATCTAAATTCTGATGACACTTATCAAGGGGTTATGGCACAAGAGGTTCCAGAAGCTTCTGTATTGATAAACAATTATTATCATGTTGATTATTCGAAAGTAGATGTAGAATTTAAAAAATTAAGTTAAAAAAGCGATGGCTATACGAAATTTTTTTAACCCGAATGGAAGTGCAACAGACGATATTACTCAATTAAAATCATTAGTAGATGCTTCATCTACTGGAGATGTAGATGACGTTGTACAACAACAAATAATAAATAAGTATGGAAGTTATGATGCTTTGTATGATGCATATCAAGAAGAACAAAACTATCAAGATTTAGTTAGTAGAACTATCGCTGAGGGCGGAGGCACAGGCAACGATATGATGGCTGATTTCTACGCTAATCAAACAGATGCTCTTGGTCAAATGCAATCTTTAGTAGACCAATCAGGAACTGGTGGAACTGTTTTACAAGCTTCTACTACTAATAATCAAAATCAAAATGAAGAACCACCAGAAGATGATAGAAATTTAAGAGAAAAAATAACTGACTCTATTGTTGAGATAGTTGGTTTTCCAGGTAGAGTAGCAGGAAATTTAAGAGATACTGTAAGTAGTCCAGATAAATTTACAAACTTTTTATTAGACCCTAGAACACAAGCTGGATTACGAATGATACAAGAAGGTGGAACGCCTAGTTTTTCTTCTCCTTTTGCTCGTATATCAAAAGCTTTAATAGATACTTCGACATCTTTACAAGCACAAGCGGCGGCTGCTGCGAGTGCTAAGTCTGGAAAAGTAAACGCAAGAAGTCAAATCTATATACCAGGACAAAACCCAGTAGTTGATACTTATCTTATGAGTTTACCTTATGAATTAACTGAAGATGGTAAAGGAGTTAAAACAACTTATTATGACTACTTAACACAACAAGCTGCTCTTAATAATTATAGTGATATAACTTTAGAATTTGATGATCAAAACAATTTAGTTGGTGTATCTAATATTCTTAAACAACATGATATGACTAAATACAAAGATGAAATATTTGAAAATTATATTATAGGAACTAACAAAAATATTGATAATTTATTAGGAGACACTAATTCAACATTAGTAAAAAATAATACTGAAGCTGGAGGAACGAATAAAATCATAGTAGAGACAGGGCCTAAAGGTTTATACAAAGTTGAAGCTATGGAACTTGAAGGATTAACATATACAAATCAAGAATTTTTTGCAATAACAGGGCAAAACGATACGTTAGATAAAGCACTTAAAAAATCAGGTTATGAATTTCCTGAAGGAACTAGAATAAAAGTAGAGGGACTAGTAGGAGATTTAAATGGAAAACAAGTCTATGGAGATTTAAATGCAGCAGAAGCTCCAGCAAGCACTGCGGGTAAAAAAGCTGATGATGTTCAATTAGATGAATTACCAATGCAAGAGGTAGCTACTACAGAAGTAACTGAATTTTTAGAAAAAAGTAAAACAAGTAAAGAACAGTCTAATATTCTTTCTGCTGCAGTTTCAGGGTTAGGAAGTTTAGATCAACCTTTAGAATCTTTAGGTATTATGGAAACATACTTCCAAAGTCTAGCGAATGTTTCAGATAGTATTCTTGGTCCTAATAGTCCACTAAATCAAAAAATTCAAGAAGTATTACAAGGCGGTCAAGATGTTTATAGAAAGAGAGAAGAAGTTCAAACGTTATTAAACAACTTACTTCTTCCTAAACTTAAAGATTTATATCCAGTATCAGATAAAGATATTGTTTTTTTAGGTAAATCACAACCTAGCTTATCGTCTAAATCATTCTTTAAAACAGCGTCATTTAACCAAGGTGTTTTTGCTTATGATGCTTTAATGGAACAAGGAATAGAAGCTTGGAATAACGCAGCAATTGCAGCAGGCAAACAGGCAGGATTCTTTTATTATCCTGGAGGTTTAGAATTTAACGGTAAAAAATATTACAAAGCGTTAGATTATGCTGAAGCATGGGCTAAAAATAGAACGAATGAATTATACGCTGAAGCTCTTGAAGATAATAACGCAGATATTATAGAAGCAACAAAAGCGTTTGGTTACGCTGATGGTAGTGATGAAACAATGCGTGAAGTTTCTAAACTTGCTATTCTAGATTATGCGAAAACGAAAAAATTTAGAGAAGGTAAGTCTGATCAATTTAAAGAAGCTAACTCAGATTATGTTAAAGGAATATTCCAAGTTGGATATACTTCAGGACAAGATAGTGACGCTTATAAAAATATGGTAAGTGTATCGGATAGAATACATAGAGATAGACTTCAAATCTTATATATGATTCAAGCACTAGATAAAAAAGATGTTGACCTTACAAGAATAAATGATCAAATTGGAAAATTAGTTACACAGTTCGAAGATTCTTATGGAATAAATTTTGATTCACCAACTCGTGAAGGAGAATTTATGATAAGTAACGTAGATAGCTATATAGAAGGATTAGGTTGGGCAAACCTTCAAGCTGATCAAAACAACATCATGTCATACATATATACTAATGATTTAGGTTTAAGTTTAGTAGGAACACAACAATAATGGCAGATATAACAACAAATTTAGATACTAGCGAATTAGATGATGATATTTTAAAAATATTACAAGACGATGCTGGAATAACAGAGGAAGTAGCTACTACAGAAAATATAGATCAATCTAACGCAGATTATCTCGCTACATTTGGATTAAGTTTAGACGCCATGAAACAAGGCTCTGACATGAAAGCGAAAAGAGAATCTGAGGGTAAACAGGCTTACTATCAAGATGTATTTCAAAATTTTATAGTTCCTAACGAACTTTTAATGCAACAAATACAAACTGACACTACTAATTTATACGGACAAAAATATGGAAGTGTAGATAACATAGATAATTTTTTATTTGACGAATTAAAACAAGAAGTTATTGGCATGACTGTTGATAGAATGTTTGATCAACAAATTCCACAAGTTATGGGTGCGTATGAAAATTATATAAATAAATTAGAAGCTGATACACCAGCAAAAGAAGCAATGCTACTTGGCGGTATTGACGAAAATTTAAAAATGAATATAGGGCCAAGAATCATCACAGAACTTGTAGGACCTAACGCTGATATAAATGTTAAAAAAGATTTAGTAAAAGCTGTTTTAATGAACGCTAACCCTGACATGGACCCATCATTAATTACAGTAGGCACGTTTAACGAAATCACCGGCGGAACATACAAAGGTGAAAATGGAGATATGCTTGCGTACAGAATAGGTAATGGCTTAGTTCAACCAGTAAATGTTCCAGGTATGGACTCAGGTGATATGGCTATGATCATAAGAGAAATACCTAATATTATAGCAGGAATAGGTGGAGGTGTAGTTGGCTCGCCAGGTGGAATATTTGGAAGTGCTGGAGGAGCAGCTGCAAGTGTAGCAGTAACAGAACTTATTGTAAACAGTATAGGTCATGCTTATTCTTTACAAGCTAAAGAAGGCGATATATCTGAAGAGCAAATAGTACAATTTATAAAAGATAATTATAAAAATGTTTTAGGAGATGTTGCTATGGCTGCAACATTTGAAGCTGCATTTGGTGTAGCAATACCAGGTATAGCTAGATTCGTTAAAAGATTTGTAGCTAAAAGAGCAGGGGCTTTGCCACCTAATAAATTAATAAAAGCATATGAAACATTTCAAAAAGCTGGTGGAGAGGTAAATGAAGCTTCTGTTAATAGAGTTAATAAAATATTACAAGACGAATTAGGACCAGACGCTCCTCAAGTCGATATTACAATTTTACAAGCTTTTAAATCTGGAGCAGTTCCAGTAACTAAAGATGCTTTAAATAAAACTTCTACGCCATATCAAGTAACTGCATTTGATTTAGCACAAGTTCAAATAATAAGAGAAGTTAGTGAAGCATTTACAGAATTAAGTAAAAAAACAGCTAAAGGAGATATATCAGATGTTCCTGATTTTGCTGTCAGCCCTCAAATATTATTTGGTAATGACTTTCTCGCTGCAGCGAATAAAATAACACAACAACAATTAGACGAATCAAGTTCTTTGTTTGTTAATCCTTATAACGAATTAAATGCTATTTTATACAGCGTAGTAAAAACTGCTGACGGTGAAACATTTAACCCTAACATGATAGCTCAAACTGCTAATAAATTTACGCTAGAAATGATACAAAAACAAAACAATAAAATAGCAACTTTATTAGAGGGTGCATTAGGAAAAGATCCGTTAAATGTAAAATTTATAAAACCACAACAATATAGACAAACAGCTTATTCTTTAATTAGAACACTTAATAAGTCTTTTATGAAAGACATGGATAAAGGACAAAGAGAAGCTTTAAAAAGTATAATTGATCAAGTATCAATATTTACAAAAAGCACGCCGGGACCGGGTAAGATAAAAGCTTTTTCTTATGGTGAAATAGATTCTTTATTAAATGACTTAAACGATATTATTGATAATCCTGGAACTTATGGAGCTTTAGCTAAAAAGCAAAAAGTTGTAAGTTTAGCAAGTAGTTTACGTGATGATTTGTACGGAGCGATAAACAGAGAATTTAGAGATAAATTTGGACTTCAAGAAGGACCTGCTAAATTTAAAGAATTTTTAAATACAAGAAATTTTGCAAGACAGTTAAACAATTTAAAAAACTCTGACTTGTTAATGAAAGTATTAAGAAATGACGAAATAGGATTTACTCAAGGTGGAGAAAATTTATTTATGGGCATGATGTCCAGTCAAGCTGGAAAGAAACAATTAGGACAAATAAGTTATCTATTTAATGAGATTCCAGAACTAGCTCCTCAAAAAGAATTATTTAAAGAAAGTATATTGCAGACTTTAGCGAAAGCACTAGATGGTGAAACTGGAGATGGCTTACAAACTGCGATGAATAATAAAGATTTTGCAGGTATAAATAAAATTTTTAAGAAATGGATAAATCAAAATGGCGCTATTGCAGAACAATTTTTTAGCCCAGCAGAATGGAAACAAATTTCTAAAGGTGGAATAAACGCTGTTAATAAATTAAAACAATTAACGTCAGAGAGAGCTGCTTTAAATAGTTACATAAAAGGATTTACAGGGAAAATTGGAAGTATGGAGTATCAAAGTCTGTACAAATTTTTTCAAGATAACCCTACTAAATTAAATGAATTTATAACAGAAGGTGTTAAGCGAAAAGTATTAAGTAAAGAAATGGTTAATAATTTTAGAAGATACTCGATGATGCAGTTCAATAATAAAACTATGATACAAGCTGGAGAAGGTATATTTATATTTGATCCTAAAGCACTAAAGAACGAAATTGCTAGTAAACCAGAATTTTATAGAGAAATGTTTGGTGAAAAATGGCTTAATTCTTTTACAGAAATGTCTAGTTTCTTAGATCAATATTACAGCCCTGTTGTTGCTGCGTTAAGAAGTGGAGATGCTGCAGTTGCAGATGCTCTTAAAAACGTTTTCTTCGGTCAGTTAGATAGAAAAAGAACTTTAATAAGAGGTATTGCTAATCTAATGAGATTGAACGATAATAGAGGATTTGTAAATTTCTTTAAGTTTGAAGATTTTAAAAGTGCTTATAAGAACGCAAACCTTTCTACAACAGCTATGAATGTATCTCAGATAATAGAGTCAAGTGTGGCAGGTGGATTTAGAGCTGATGAAGATAGACAAAATACAACTGTAAGTAATGTAACCGATGCTGCAATAATAACAGGAGCAGCTACAGTAGGGGCTGTTGATAAAGGATTAGAAATAGGCGCAGATATTATAGGGTTAGGTGAATAATGACTGACTTAAGTACACAAACGGTAGAATTAGCTGTGCATGAAGCTCAAGAAAAAGAAAAGTGGAAAAGACAAAACGAAATAAATTTAAGATTAGAAGAATTGGTAGAAAAAAATACAGAAGCGATTAACAGTTTAAATGTTACCATTGCAAATAGTAAAGGAACATTGAAAGCGTTAGGTATAGTCAGTTTGATAATAGGTATAATTGTATCTTTATCAAACATATCATGGCCGAGATAAGTAAAGTTAGATTAGGAATAGTTGCAGAACATTACGCCGTTCAATGGTTATTGAAACAAGGACATCAAGTATTCAATAATGTAGTTCATACTGGACCGATAGATTTAGTAATATTGAAAAACAATAAACTAATACCAGTTGACGTTAAAGTTGTTAGTCATAGAAAGAACAAAGACTTGTTAGAATGTCAACGTAAAGTATTTAGGTCGCCAAATACTAGGCAAAAAGAGCTAGGAGTTAGAATTTTAAACGTTGATTTAATCAATAATCACTGTTATTGGAACGAAAATATAGTATAATCGAAACAATAACAAAGGAGTTTTTATGAAACTTTTACAAGATTTATGGGCGCATTTAAAAGAGTGGTCTGATTGGAGCATGAAAGATTGGATTAAAGCTGCGATAGTAGCAATAATTGTAATCATAGTGATAGGGGCTTTATAGAAAATGGTTTGGCAGTTGTTAGCAAAACCCTTACTAGGCGTTGTCGCTGATGGCGTCAAGGGTTTTGTTGACACTAAAAAAGCCAAAGCTCAATTAAAAGTTACAGAAATAAAAGCACAGACTAAATTAAAGCAAGACCAGATTGCTGGTAAAGTTGCATGGGAACAGAGCGCAGTTGATCAAATGCAAGGGTCATGGAAAGATGAATTAAGTCTCATAGTCCTTTTGGTCCCTGCAGTTTTGGTGTTCATTCCAGGGATGACTGAACATGTAGAACGAGGGTTTATAGCGTTACAGCAATTACCAGAATACTATCAACATTTATTATACATTGCAATAAGTGCTTCCTTTGGTATAAAAGGAGTAGGAGGAGCAGTTAAAATGCTCAAGAAAAAATAATGGAAGATTTAGAAAAAAGAATCAAGCATCACGAAGGTTACAGAAATATGGTGTACAAAGATACACTTGGAAAAAGAACAATAGGGTGGGGACATCTATGTCGTAAAGACGAAACTTGGGAAGATGATACAGAATACCCTGAAGAAGTATTACAGCATTATTTCGATATAGATTTCGATACTGCAATAGCTGGCGCAGATAGACTATGCGGAAACATGAATTTACCAGAAAAAGCAGAAGAAATAATTATAGAAATGTGTTTTCAGTTAGGGGAAACAGGAGTATCTAAGTTTAAAAATATGCTTAGTGCTTTAGAGAAAAAAGATTTTCAAACAGCGGCTGACGAAATGATGGACTCTAGATGGGCGAAACAAACGCCTAATAGAGCTAAAGAGTTAAGCGAAACAATGAGGAGTGTATAATGCCAGGACTTTGGGCTAATATTCATGCTAAAAGAAAGCGTGGAGAAAAAATGAGAAAAAAAGGCCAGAAGGGTGCGCCAACAGAAAAAGCTTTGAAAAGAGCGCAACAAAAAAGTAAAAAGAAAAAATGAAAAAGATACCTAAAAAATATCTTTCTGGCACTAGCGGTAAAACAAGAACTGCTAGAAAAAAAGCAATACAAAGATTAAATAAAAATAATAAAGGATCTGGAGTTTTACCTGGAGATAAGAAGGGTGGAAAATTTGTAGGCTCTAAAAAAGAGAGTGTACACAATAAACGATTTAGGAGAATGTATGGCTAAAAAGAAATCAAGTAGTACGTCAACAGCTATTGCTAACAAAGCAAAAAAAGCAGGTGTATCGCCAAGTAAAGTAAGAGCTATTTACAATAGAGGATTAGCAGCTTATAGAACTAGTGGACACAGAAAAGGTGTTTCTCCACAAGCATGGGCTATGGCGAGAGTAAACTCAGCTTTAACTGGTGGAAAAGCAGCGAAAGTAGATAGTGATATTTTAAAAGGAAAGAAAAGTAAAAATAGAAACCCTGACGGTACGACTAAAAAGAAAAAGAAAAAATAGTGAAAAAAGAACACAAAAATAAAAAAGGCGGTCTATCTGCAAAGGGCAGAGCTTTTTTTAATTCTAAAGGTGCTAACTTAAAAGCACCTGTAAAGAAAGGTACCAATCCTAGAAGGGTATCGTTTGCTGCCAGATTTGCTGGTATGAAAGGACCAATGAAAGACGAGAAGGGTAGACCAACTCGAAAAGCACTAGCACTTAAAGCATGGGGTTTTGGCTCAGTAGAAGCAGCTAGAAACTTTGCTAACAAAAATAAAAAATCAGCTAAAAAGAAAAAATCTTAAAATGCGTTATTATTTATGTACATTAATAACGTTCGTAAGTATTGTTCTTTTTTGTTTTAAAGTAAATGCAACAGACACAAACAGTCAAACAAATACATCGGGCAGTAATACGAACATTACAGGGGGCTATACATCGACTACTACCAACACATATTCCGGTGGACAAACGAATACGACAACATCAACAACATCAAATGCATCAACTACCAATGGGTCAGATATACCACCACCTTCCGCAAACTCACCATCTTATTCTTCCATGTCTCAAGATGTTTGTAGTATGGGTGTTAGCGGTAGTCTTTCTACTGGTGTCGTTGGTTTTTCTGGCGGAAAGCATGTCATAGATGAAAATTGTGAACGAATAAAATTAGCTAAAGTATTACAAGATTTTGGTATGAAAGTTGCTTCTGTTGCAATACTATGTCAAGATGCTCGTGTATTCGCAGCTATGGAATCTGCAGGAACACCTTGCCCTTTTGCTGGTAAAATAGGCGATGAAGCTAAAAAGTTATGGGCTACATATCCAATGTTAAGACCTGACTATGAAACATACTTAGAGAGAAAAGAAGTAGTCACTGAAGTAAACGAAAAAATAAGAGAGCAAAAAGAAAAAGAAGAAGCTGAACTTGCAAAAAAAGAAGCAGAAGAAAGAGCAGCAGAAGCATTAAGACTTGAAAGAGAATTACTAACACTAAAGGAAAAAGATGAAGTTGAAAATATTGAGCCTATTGCTGACTCTCCTGTTATCAACGTACACGAATAGTATAGAAGTAACTACTGGAAATTTACTGCCTAACGCAGGTGACGGAGTAGATTGGAATTCATCATCTACTGATATGATTAATGATGGCGGTAGCGGATTCGTTACTAATGGTCAATCGTTTAATGGATTTACTATAACTTGCCCTACAGGACAAGCTAATTGTGGATATAAATACGATGTTGGCGGAGACTTCGAAGTAACAGGAACAGCTACAGTTAGTGCAGATGATATAAAATTATACAGTAATTCTATTACTCAATCAATGTTAGATACAGGAATTACATTAAATAGTAACGTAGATGTAGCTAACTGTGAAAGTGTAGAAGGTAATTGTGAAAGTAAAACTGGAAGTAACGATACACATACAACTATTATGGTTTTAAAAGATTCTGATGGAAATATTTTAAGTTCAGTATCACAGACTAGAAATGAAATAACTGGATTTAAAGGTAATTGTAATGGATATCCAGGATCAAATGCTTCTGGAGTAACTGCAGCATGTGGTCAGTACACTGATACTCTTATACATAATGATGTAGGTGCTAACAATATAGATTGGTCTTGGTCAGGAACAGATAGTCATGGATCATCAACTTCAAGAGGAGGACCTAATTTACTCGGCACTTCTTTGTACATGACATACAATACTGACGAATATAACCCAATAGATGATGACGCACAAGATGCGATAGATGAAATAGAAAATAACATACCAGACTTACCAGATTTTGAAGAAGAATTTACTTTTGAGGAAATTGATTTTAATGACGATTTTTATTTTCCAGAAGAATTTGATATGCCAGAAGAATTTGAAATAATAGAAATGCCTGATGATATGGAAGAAGCATTTTCAATTGTAGCAGAGGAAATGCCTGGCGAGTTTGAAGAAATGGAAATGGAAGAAGAATTTGTAGAAATGGAAGAACAACCTGAAATGGAAACTATGGAAGAACAACCAGAAGAAATGGAAATATCAGAGAACAAAGAAATGAAAGAGCCTGAGCCAACAGAAGAAGAAATGACTGAACCTGAAGAGGAGGTTACAAATGATGAACCTACTGAAGAAGATAATTCTACTATGGAAAACGAGTCAGAGGAGAAAGAAAGCGTTTCAGAGGCTGCTGAGAATGAATCAGAAGAAGATGGTCCAAGCGAAAAGAAGGCCGAAGATACCGCAGTTAACGATACAAACGAAACTAAGATAGCTGACAAGAAAGTAAACAAATCTGTAAACATAGATGAAATAAAAGTAGATGAAGTAAAAGTCGATGTGAAAGAAGTAACATTGTTCTCAGAACAAGATTCTTTAGATAGCTATTCTACAATGGCATTTTATGGAGAAGAAAATTTAGATTACGAAGTAAACAACGACTTTTTTATTCAAACTAATCTTATTGGATATACTAAACAAATATACGAAAATGTGTCACTTACAGTGTATATTGAAAATGATCCAGTAGAAATACAACGAAAAAAACTAGAAGAATTGTCTATACAGAAAGCAGGAATTATGTTAGAACTTAAATTATTAAAGCAATGAGTATTGTAAACAAACTAACAAACTGGGCTTCTCTTGCTGGAGTAGTCGGAGCTTTAGGTGGAGGATTCTACGCATGGGGAGAATTTAACACTAGATTAAGTGCAATAGAAAATCAAGAATTTGTAATAAACGAAACTGTAGATTTAACAGACATAGAAGTAAAATTAAAAGAATTAGAAACTACAATAATAGGTTTAGATAATGATGTCTTAGATAATTTAAGAAATGACATTGCAGGTAACAGCAATGATATAAAAGCTATGACAAGCGACATTATCAAAGACATAAAAGTAATACAATCTGCTTTAGCAGACGCAGCATCTAATGATGATTTAGATAAGTTAGATAAAAAATTACGCACACCTATAAAAGAGTTAGAAGAATATGCTTGGGAATTAGAAGAGGACATAGAAGAAAATTCTAAAGGTATAGCAATTATTAAAAAAGAAAATGAATTACAAGACGTTTTGATTGAAGAAATAAAAGAATCAGCGTCTAATCCGTTAAACGGTTAAATCCATTCTTTCCAATTATCGCCGGTAATGCTGTTAGCTAAAGATAATTTATTTTTTAAACTTGTAAATATTTTTTCGTCAATAGTTTTAGGAGTTACAAAGTCTATATATGTTACATTATTTTTTTGACCAATTCTATGTGGTCTATCTTCTGATTGTAATCTTGCTTCTAAATCGTATGTATTAGCATAATAGATTACAGTATTTGCTGCAGTTAAAGTAATACCGTAACCACCCATACGAGGATTAGCTACGATATATTTATAATAACCGCTTTGAAACTTCTTAATTATGTTTTGTCTATCTTCAGCTTTAGTATCACCAAAGTAAGTAGCTACAGGTATTTTAAAATGTTCTTTTAATTTTTCTTGTATTTCTCTTATAGACCTTTTATAATTAGCCCATATAATAACTTGTCCATCTGTTTCTTCTAACACTTGAATTAATTCATTAAGTCTAGAATTAGTTCCAGGTATAGATTCTTCAGTGCCATCATCATGTTTTAAAAATCCACATAATACTTGGTGAAGTCTTAACAAACGAGTAATAACTAAAGGAGCTGTTACTGATTTTTCGTTTTCTAATTCTACATAAGCTTTTTTTCGTAATGTTTCGTATATTTTCTTTTGCTCTGGAGATAATTCTATTTCTCTTTTTTGATACAATTTATCTGGTAAATCTAAGCATTCATCTTTCTTAACTCTAAACATATGGTCTTTTATATAAGCTTGTAACTCATCTAAGTTTTGATAGTCAACTACTTCGTGAAATGTTTTCATGTTTATCGTTCTTCGTCTTAACACGCAATATCTATTTCTAAATCCGTAATAACTACAATTTAAAATGTATTGAGATAAAAAAGTCATCTGAGTATAAATATCAATCGGGCTTTGCGTTATAGGTGTACCTGTTAGTATTCTTCTATACTTAGATGTTTGCGTTAATTTTAAAATGTTTTTAGTTCTTCTAGCAGTTCTATGCTTTATGGTACTTGATTCATCAACAACTACCATAGTTTTATGCACATTTAAAAATCTTTGAATATAATGAAACCCTTTATTTGTACTAAAAGCTTCTACATTTATGACAAATATTTTTAATTCATGCGTTTGTTTAGTAAGAAAATTTTTTAATCTTTCTACATTAGATTTAGTTTCTAGTGGCTTCCAAAGTTCTATGTACGAGTAATCATAAACATCTTCTGGCATATGCGTAGGTATTTCTTGCAGTTGCCAGTTACGATACACGCCTTTAGGGGCTACGATTACTGCAGCATTAATTTCGCCTTTTCTATATAAATAAGCTATATTATCTACGATTACTTTAGATTTTCCAGTGCCTTGTTCCATAAACAAAGCATAATACTCTTTATCTCTACTAATGTTAAACGCCTCTAATTGATGGTCAAAAGGTTTAGTCTTAAATTTAAAATCTTTTTTCTGTACTTTGTCTAACTTTAATTTCATTTTCTACTTTCTTGTATAAATTATTTTATTTACTATATATTAAAATAATATAAAAATATATTTTTTTATAGAAAGGTAAGAAATTATGAAAGGTAAAGTATATGTAGTTCAAGAGAATCCTAAGTTCAGCGTAATATCTGCTGGCAACTATGGAGAACTTGTACCACTTCTTCCTTTCGGCTCACAAGTTGTATTGAGCGTTGCACCTACACTAAGTCTATGTAGAAAAAAATTGTCTAGTTTTTCAGATAACGATTATATTATGGCGATTGGCGACCCTACAGCAATAGCTATTGCTTGTATGGTGGCGGGAGAGAATAATAGAGGTGTAGTTAAAATGCTTAAATGGGATAAACGAGAGAAGATGTATTATCCCGTAACTATAAACTTGACAGGTAGAAAGGTAGAAGAATCATGAGTAATGTAGATATATTTAAGTCGTTAGAATCTGATGCTAAAGAGCAGAAAGAAATACCTAGTGACGAAAAATTTAAACAACTAAATACTCTTGCTAAAAAATTTGTAGACACAAAGAACGATATTAGTGTGGCTGAAGAAGAAATTAGCAAATTAAAAGATAACTTAAAACAGATTAGAGAGAATGATTTACCAGAAATGATGTCATCTCTACATATGGATCAATTTAAGTTAACAGATGGAACAGTTATTATGGTGAAAGATGACGTGTTCGCATCAATTAAAAAAGATAAACAAGTCGAGGCGTTACAATGGCTAGACGATAATGGATTAGGCGATATTATAAAACATAAAATATCTATCTCTTTCAATCGTGGAGAACATGAAGATGCTGAGAAGTTTAAGAAACAGTTCGGTGAATCGTTTAAACAAGAGATGGACGAGAAGTCGACAGTACATCCTCAGACTCTAAAAGCGACAGTTAAAGAAATGGTACAGAGTGGCCAGAATTTACCTGAAGAATTTTTTAGTGTTTACGAGGCTAAAGTTGCAAACGTGAAATTATCGAAAGGAGAATAATATGTCAGATACACAAGTTGCAAAGAAGAAGAATGGCGCATTAAGTATTCCTAGTGAGGACTTATTAGCCGATGTCGGTAAGGGTTTAGAAAAAGCTAACTCTGACGATATGACGATACCTAGATTGGCTTTAGTACAATCAGGTAGTCCACAACGAAAAAAGAAAGACGATAAATATATTGATGGAGCAGAAGAGGGTATGGTCTTTAATACTGTATCTAACAAGCTTTATTCTGATACATTTTACGTTGTACCCTGCGAATTTGAAAAAGTTTTTATCGAATGGGTACCTAGAGAAAGCGGTGGTGGTTTAGTTACAATATACAACTCAAGTAATAAACCGCAGGCGCAAAAAGAAGAAAATGGAAGAAGATTTTTATTAGAAAATGGAAATCAGTTAGTCGATACTGCACAGCACTATGTTATGGTAGTAAGTAAAGATGGTTCTTTTGAGCCAGCAGTTATGTCTATGTCATCTTCTTTATTAACAGTTTCTCGTAATTGGGTAACTCGTATGAAGTTACAGAGAGAAAATGTAAATGGTAAATTAGTTGAGCCACCTACTTTTTATTATAAGTGGCCAATATCAACTATTGAGAAAACTAATTCAGATGGATCATGGTTTATTTATAAAGTAGGTAACCCAGAGCCCGTTGATAATCTTGATTTATACAACGCAGCTAAAAGTTTATCTGAATCAGTAAGAAAAGGAACTGCTACTGCAGATACATCTACGGATTCTGACGTACAGTTCTAATGTCAGCACAAGACTTCTTTGAATTATTCAAAGGTCTTGAGCGTGCTCATGGCCGTTATGACCTAGCTCCCGAAAGCGATAACGGCCAAAAGCAAGGTGGCAGTGCACGAACTGTTCAAGAATCTTTAACTGTACACGAGTGGGAATTACACTTAAAAGGCGAGAGAGGTCTCGGCGTAATACCTATTCGTGATGACAGTAAAGTTTATTGGGGAGCAATAGATATAGATATTTATGACATAGATTTAGAAAAATTTAGCGAGAATCTAGGATCATCATCAATATTTCCATGTAGGACTAAGAGTGGAGGTTTACACCTCTATATATTTTTTAGCGAGCCAGTGTTAGCTAAATTAGTTGTACCTAAATTAAGAGAGATAGCAACAGCTTTAGGACATTCGTCTGCTGAGATATTTCCTAAACAAATAAAAATAATATCAGAAAGAGGAGATGTTGGAAACTGGATAAATATGCCATACTTTGGTGGAGAGTTTTCGACACGTTATTGTATTTATAATGGCAAAAGATTAACGACAAAAGAGTTTATAAGATTAGCAAATGAAAGTAAAGTAGATAACATTAGTAAAATATCTTTACCAAATTTTAAAAAAGAAGATACAGAAATACTACCAGATGGTCCGCCATGTTTACAGTATTTATTAAAAACAGGATTTCCACAAGGAACTAGAAACAACGCCTTATATAATTTAGGAGTGTATGCGAAGAAGGCATTTCCTAATGAATGGGAAGAGAAATTAGAAGATTATAACCTTGAGCACATGCAACCGCCGTTGAAGTCCAAGGAAGTAATAACTGTAATTTCTTCTTTAGATAAGAAATCGTATAACTACATGTGTAGTGAACCTCCTATTCAACCATTCTGTAATAGGGCGTTGTGTGTATCTTGTAAGTTTGGTATATCGGAAAATGGAACAATGCCTAGAATAACTGGCATATCAAAAATACAAACAGACCCTCCTACATATTTCTTAACTGTAGATGATTTAAGAATAGGTCCATTAGAATCAATAGATATACTTAATCAGAAAAACTTTCAACGTGTGGTATTTGAGCATATAGATAAAGCTATTCCTTTAGTATCGCCTCATCTATGGATAGAGATGATGAACGATTTAATGTCTAAAGTAGAACTAGTCGAAGCAACTACAGATTCATCTAATAAAGGTAGGCTATGGGAATTATGCGAAAGATTTTCTACAGGAGTTTCATCTTCTGATTCAATAGAAGATTTATTAAGAGGTAAAGCTGTAACGATAGACGGATCTACTATGTTTAGAATAAATGATTTTATAGAGTTTCTTGAGAAGCATAGGTTTAGAGAGTTTAAATTACACGAAGTAACTGCACATTTAAAAGAAAAGAATGCGAAACACCAGACTAAAAAAATAAAGGGAAAGCATGTAAACATATGGGTAATACCAGAGTTTGAAAAACAAAAAGAAGAATTTACTGAACCTAACGTAGAGGAGATATTATGACAGAAAAGAAAGACGTTGTAGTAAAAGTTAAAGGATTAGCTTTTAACTTAACCAATAAACCGGAGAAAAAAGATGTCAAAGACACCGAGCCACTTAAAGACAGGGATAACAGTAAAGACAGTCCCGCAAAGAAAGACGAAACACATGGGAAAACATAACCCTATCTATACTAAACATAGAAAAGGTAAACGTCAGTTTAAAAGAAAAAATGATCATTGGAGTCAATTATGAAATATTTATTTTTTGATGTAGAAACAACTGGATTATGGAGGCGAGATTTAGAAGCTACAGATAAAAATCAACCTCGTATAGTTCAAATAGCAGCGCAATTAACAGATGAAAAAGAAAAAGTGCATGGACAATTAGCGTGTATAGTTCAGCCAGATGGTTGGAAAATACCTAAAGAGGCGTCAGATATTCATAAAATAACTGAAGAAATAGCTTTGCAACATGGACTTCCTTTGATAAATGTGTTAAGTATGTTTAATTCTATGGCAGCACAAGCTGATGTATTAGTTGCTCATAACACTTCTTTTGACTTACAGATGGTGTTAAGAGAATTTAATCACATAGGTAAAAATTTTAGAGCGCCTAAAACACAACATTGTACGATGATGACTGCGAAAGATATTCTAAAATTAGAAAGTGATTTTGACGATTACAAATTTCCTAAATTAGAAGAAACATATAAACATTTTTTAGGTGGCGGTTATATGAATTGGCACGATGCACTAACTGATATTATAGTTTGTCGTATAATTTATTTCCACATGAAAGCGAAAGGAATAGAAATGGTAAAACCTAGAGATATGCCTAAAGCATTAATAAAAAACCTTGACGAAAAAGTGTTTAAAGAAGTAAAAAATCTTTTAGAATTATCAGATACGAAGGACTTAACAGATTGGGAAAGTAAATTTGTAAATGATCAGAAAGAAAGATTAGAGAAATATGGAGAAAAAATACTTATGAGTGATAAACAATTAAATGTATTGAGAAAGATAGCAGACAAATGAAGATAGTAGTAACAGGTGGCGCAGGATTTTTAGGCTCACATTTAGTACAACATCTTGTACAAAAAGATCATGAGGTATATTCTATTGATAATTTTTTAACAGGTCAAGAAGAACACACTATATTTTGTGATAATTTTACTAAAGCAGATATTTCTGATACTTACGATATGAAACAAGTATTTGAACAAATAAGTGCTAGTGGTCCAATAGATGTAATTTATAATTTAGCTTGTCCTGCAAGTCCTGATCATTATCAAAAACATTCTCTTAAAACATTAGATACGTGTTACATGGGAGTTAAAAATATTTTAGAAGCAGCGAAGCAATCTAACGCTATGGTTATACATACTTCAACTTCAGAAGTATATGGTAACCCTGATCATACTCCACAAGAAGAAACTTATTATGGAAATGTAAATTCTTTTGGACCACGTGCTTGTTATGACGAAGGCAAGAGAGTTGCTGAAGCACTTATATTTGAATATACTAGACTGTTTAAAACAGATGTTAAGATAGCTAGAATATTTAATACATACGGTCCTCGTATGTCTATACAAGATGGTAGAGTAATATCTAATTTTATATGTAACGCATTACAGAATAAAGACCTTTTACTTTATGGAGATGGAAATCAATCTCGTTCTTTTTGTTATGTAAGCGATACGATACATGGTTTATTGCAAATGATGAATACGACTAGATTAAAATTACCAATAAACATAGGTAATCCATCAGAGTATACAGTAAAAGAAATAGCAGAATTAGTAATTAGTATGACTGGTTCCACATCAGGAATCATGTCAGTATCACCAAAGAAAGATGATCCTTTACAAAGATGTCCAGATATAAATAGAGCAAAAGAACTTTTACATTGGACTCCAAGAGTAGGACTTGTAGATGGATTAAAGAAAACAGTAGAATATTTTGAAGAATGTTTACAGCAAGAGATACAAACTTAATACTCGGTCCACCTGGAACTGGCAAGACAACTTCGTTACTTAACAAGTTAGAGAAAGAGATTGCTTCAGGAATACAGCCAATAAACATTGGTTTTGTTAGTTTTACAAAAAGAGCAATAAGAGAAGCACGAGAAAGAACTGTACAAAAATTTAACATTACAAACGAAAATGATTTAGATTATTTTAGAACGTTGCATAGTTTGTGTTTTAGAACATTAGCTTTGAATGGAGAGCAAGTTTTTAAAGGTACACACATTACCGAATTTAAAAAGTTATTAAAGATAGAAATGAGCGGTGGAGTTGACGAAGAAGAAATTGTACATTCAGGAACTAAATTAGGCGATCAAATGTTATTCTGCGATCAGTTAGCTAGAGCTACGTTACAACCCTTAAAAGAAATGTGGCGACACTTAGAGTTTGAATATTCTTGGAAAGAACAAGAGTTGTTTTCTAATACACTTATTAAATTTAAACAGAAAAGAGGTCTGTTAGATTTTACTGATATGTTACAAGAGTTTCTAGAAAGAGGCGACCCTCCTAAATTAAAAGTTTTATTTGTAGATGAAGCGCAAGACTTGACAATATTACAATGGAAAGTTGTACAAAAACTTTCGCAAGATATTGATAAACTTTACATAGCAGGAGATGATGATCAAACTATTTATAAATGGGCTGGTGCTGATATAAAAACATTTCTTAAATTAAAAGGTAATGTAGAAGTATTGCCGTATAGTTATAGACTGCCTAAAAAAGTATATGATCTTGCGATAAAGATAAGCTCACGAATAAAAAACAGATTTGATAAAGAGTGGAAAAGCAAGAAAGAAGAAGGCACGGTAAATTATGTATCGTCAATAGAATATATAGACATGAAAAAAGGGTCATGGCTCATCCTTACTCGATACAATTATCAACTTTCTCCTATACAAAAGTTTCTTAAAAATCAAGGGTTTGTATTCGAAAACAGATACGGCGGCTTCAAAGCTAATAAACATGTGCAAGGTATTCGTGCTTGGAAAAAATTACATCAAGGAGAAAAACTTGTATATTCTGAAATCAAGAAATTATATTCTTGCTTGAGAACAGGAACAGGTATAGAAAGAGGATTTAAGAATTTAAAAACTATTGACGAAAACGAACAGTATGAATTAGAAACTTTAGTCATGCATCATGGGTTGATAGCGCAAGGTCCGTGGCAACAAGCATTAGAAATGATACCAGAAGAAGATAAATTTTATTACGAAGCACTAGAAAAAACAGGAGATATTGATGAAGATAATCCTAGAATTAGAATAAGCACTATACATGGCAGCAAAGGTGCTGAAGCAGATAATGTTATTTTATTTACAGATGTTTCTTACAAGACTTGGAAAAACTTAGTTCAAGAGGACGATGATGAGCATCGTGTTTTTTATGTTGGAATTACAAGAGTTAAAAACAATTTATTTATTGTAAATCCACAAACAGAATACAGTTATAGGATATAGTATGATAAATGAATACATGAAATATTTTTTACAAAAAATAGATAATGACATCTATGACGAACCTAAATCTCAATTACATTACAGTGTTATATTACCTATGACAGGAAAAGTTTTAGCTGAGTACAATTTACAAACAACCGATAAGATATTAGACATGGGTTGCGGTGATGGATATTTTTTAAAATTATTAAAAGAAAAAGGATTTACTAATTTAGTTGGAGTAACAAAAGCAGATAAAGATATAGAACGTTGCAAAGAAAAAGGTTTAGATGACATAAGAAAAATAGACATGACTTTTTCTGGTATAAAAGAAGAATTTGATTTTTTATGGTGTAGACATGCATTAGAGCATAGCCCTTTTCCTTATTTAACTTTACATGAATTTAATAGATTAGTTAAGATGGACGGCGGAGCATATGTAGAAGTTCCTGCTGCTATTAATGTAGCTAATCATGAAGATAACAGGAATCATTATTCTTTACTTACAAAAACTAATTGGATAGCATTAATGTTGCGTTCTGGTTTTGATGTAGATAGTGTAGAAGAAATAAAGTTAGATATAAAAAATCCAAACTACAAAGATGGAGAAGCATATCCAGAAACATGGTGGGGATTTTTCTTGAGAAAAAAAGTAGAACTTAACTTTATGAAAGGAGTATTATGAAAGCAATAGGAAGTTATATATTTGCTGGTGGTTTTACTATTGGAGTTAAAAAACATTTTAATGTATTGGCACATTTTGAAGGCGATGGTGCTTATGGAGCAGATACATTTAGTTTAAATTACCCCGATATACCAGTTTATTCTGGTCCTGATAAATGGCCAACAGGAGATTATAAAGACATAGATTTTGTATATGGAAATCCAC